ACGGAGGTATACAATGAATGTAGATCCGTTCTGGGTAATACTTTCTTTAGTTGTATTTATATTTGCTTTGAAAAAGTGGGTGGAGCAATGACTAAGTTAGAAACATACAAAAATGATATTGTAACACACTTTGACAAGCTAGAGATGATGATGAATAAACAAGTACATCTTACAAACCCTAAGAAAGTATATAAACATATGAGCAAAGTAGAATACAAATGGCACTTCATAGAAGAAGATGACAGAGAATTTTATCAAGGGTGTCTCTTCGCATTAGAAAACGGACTGAAGTGGACTAATGAGTAAAGGAGTATACAATCAAACTTATTTTAACAATAGACCCGAAGAACAACTAAGAGAAGGTGTTCTTTACGGAGTTATATTAGTTAATACACAGACCTTTGAGCGCGAGTGCATCAAGGTAGGAATTGCTGGTGGCAAAGACTGGCGGCATGTTATTAAAAGAAGCCGTGGCTTCAAAGGTTATGAGTTGCGTATTCAACGAACCTACCACGACACCATCTACAACTGTTGGAAATACGAGCAACAGCTACACGAGAAGTTTAAACACGACAGTTATAAACCCAAACAAAAGTTTGGTGGGCATACGGAGTGCTTCAAAATTTCATCCCTTATTTTATCAGACTTTCCAAAAAATAACTCTTGACAAATGGTCAGTCGTTTGATATAATAGTATCATATTTAGGAGAAAGAGAAACATTGAGAGAGATAGTACCGCCAACAAATTGTCCAGCTTGCAACAGCGAATTGGAATTTGTGAACGATCAGTTATTCTGTCTCAGTACTACTTGTTCTGCTAAATCAGCAAAGCGTTTAGAACACTTTGCAAAAACCCTAAAGATTAAAGGGCTTGGTCCATCTACTATAGATAGACTTGGTCTAAATGATTATGATGATATTTATTACTTATCCCAAGTTGAAATATCATCTTTACTGGATTCAGAGAAACTAGGTACGAAACTACACACAGAAATTCAAAACTCAAAGAGTGTCAACCTCATAACTCTATTACCAGCTTTTTCGATACCGCTGATTGGCTCAAGTGCTACTAATAAATTAGCGAAATACATCTCATCAATATATGAGATAACCCCAGAGATATGTATAGAAGCAGGTCTGGGTCCGAAAGCGGCGTCGAACCTTGTAACTTGGTTGGAGAATACGTTCTTCACGAATGGTTATGATAAACTCCCATTTTCTTTTACTTGTGATAAACAGGCAGAAGTCAGTCATAGCGACACTAAGGGAACAGTTTGCATTAGTGGTAAGTTGAAAAGCTACCCAACTAAAGCAGCCGCTAAGCAAGTATTAGAAAAATACGGCTTTATCGTAAAAGATAGCTTAACGAAAGATGTAACTATCTTACTTAACGAGAGTGGAATTGCAAGTTCAAAAACTAAGAAAGCAGAAGAACTAGGGATAGAAATATTTAATAACCTAAAACACATTATAGAGGAATAAAAAATGGCATTACCAAAATGGACAGACGAAAGAACTCAACAACTAACAGACTTTGTTGGTTCTGAAAGCCCAATCACTCAAATCACTGTAGCTAGCGCTGCAACTGAGTTAGAAACATCTACACGATCAGTTTCTAGCAAATTGAGAAAGATGGGATTCGATGTTGAACTAGCTTCAGCATCTGCTTCAAAATCTTTTAGCGAAGACCAAGAAGCAACTTTAAGTGCATTCGTTTCTGATAACTCAGGCGACTACACATATGCAGAAATTGCATCAAACTTTGAAGGCGGACACTTCTCAGCTAAATCAATCCAAGGAAAAATCTTATCAATGGAATTAACTTCCCACGTTAAGCCTGCTCCTAAAGTTGAGACAGTTAGAACTTATACTCCTTCAGAAGAAGTAACCTTTGTTGAAATGGTGAACGGCGGATCATTCGTAGAAGAAATCGCTGCAGCATTAGACAAATCTGTTAATTCAATCAGAGGAAAAGCTCTTTCACTTCTAAGAAGTGGCGAGATCAACGCTATCCCTAAACAAAAAGAAACTAAAGGTTCATCTAAAGCAGATGTTCTTGCAGACATTGATGTTGAAGGAATGACTGTTGAAGCTATTGCTGATGAGATTGGCAAAACTGTTAGAGGTGTAAAAACTATGCTAACAAGACGTGGTCTACAATGTTCAGACTACAACGGCGCGGCTAAAAAAGATATTAGTTAAGTCTAAAACTTAGATTAGTTTATGGCAGGGGTTCGCCCCTGCCTATTTTTTATATTACTTTGGGAGAGGTCATTGAATATTGCGTCAGCGTTATTAAAACAGATTATAGTTCAGAAAGACTTAGACACATGGGCTAAGCTAAAAGAACATTACCTACCTGGCGAGTACCAGTCAATTTTCCGTATCCTTGATAAACATATAGATAATTATCAAGACCTTCCACAATTCGAAGATCTCCGTTATGAAGTGCGAGATCGACAACTCCAAGAAAAAATATTCGCAATCGAGTCAGTAGATGTCGAGGTAGACGCGTGGCTTTTATTAGACTATCTAAAGAATGAATATGCACAAGTAGAAATACTAGACCAACTCGATGCATATATTGATAACACCGTTGCAATGGCAACAGCAGAAGAAAACATAGAACAATTACAAGAAATAGTTTTAAAGGTAAGTGACAAGGTAGATGTCAAACCACCCGAAGAAAGTATGCAAAGTATTTCCTTATTTGAAGATGACAAGGAACTATCAAGGTACTTACCTTTAGGACTCAACAGTGAGTATGACTCACAGATTTTGTTCTCGCCTAAAGACCTAGTGTTAGTAGGCGGACGAAGAGGCTCAGGTAAATCACTTACCTGTTGTAACCTCGCAGCAAATGTATACGACTCAGGTCGTAGCGCTATCTATTTTACAATAGAAATGGACAGTAGATCAATTCTACAAAGAATATGTGCCATATCCACCAAGATCCCTTTTAGCCGACTTAGAAACAAAATGCTTTCTAGTGAGGAATGGAATATGGTAGGTGGATGGTGGGCAGGTCGTTTCGACGGCGGACACGAACTACTGCCCGAGTTTAAAAAGACACATGACTTTGATGAATTTCACAAGAAATTAACCAAGTTAGACCTACACAAAGAAAGACAGTTAGATGTAATATATGACCCGTCGCTTACTTTATCCAAGATTCAATCCGAGTTAGATAAAAAAGTAAATCAATTAGATGTAGGCGTAGTAATAGTAGACTATCTAAACCAAGTTAAACGACATAATGCTCCAAGCCGTAGTGGTGGACAATATGATTGGACAGAACAGATAGAAGTAAGTAAGAAAATGAAATTATATGCACAAGAGTATGAAACTATGGTGTTTGCTCCGTATCAAACAGATGCGAGTGGTGAAGCTAGGTTTGCAAAAGGTATTCTTGATGCGGCGGATGCTGCTTACTCATTAGAGACATGGGAACAACAAGATAATTGTATGACCTTTAATTGTGTGAAAATGAGAAGTAATAGAATGGAAAGTTTTACTAGTACAGTAGATTGGGAGACCTTAAAGATTGGTCCACAGTCTGCTATGAATCCTAAAGAGAAAGAAGCAATAGCTAACAATATGGCAACAGGAGAAAACGTAGACGATATATGATATTATACACAGAAAAACAGTTACTCATAGCATACACTAGATATGTAAGAGGACTAAAACAGGGCAATCTCAGGATTGCAGAACCAACAATCGAGGAGTTTCGTATTATTTACGAGACAGAACACGAAAACAAATTATGGGATGAAATGAATTATGACTAAAACAGAAAAAGCCGCACTACAAGAATCTGTAGTGCAAGTAGGTGCTGCTCTTTTAATTAATTTTCCATTGCAGACATTCTTATTATGGTTATTTATTGAAAGATGGGAGTGGACAAGTGCAATTTTAATATCACTTGTTACGACTTTCATATTTACAGTAGTAGCACTAATTAGAACTTATATGGTACGCATGGAAATAGAGAAAAGACGTAGACATGGACTTTGGAGAAAAGTAAGAAATAGTGGCAGCAGATAGAATAAGTAAAGAAACGGCAGAGTTAATAGCTCTGCCACCTTTCGATCAGGAAACAAGATCAATAAAGTTTTTATTGAATCAACCAACGGTGCGTGATAATATTCACAAAGTACCAGTAAATGAGCCCCTTATGGAAAGTTTAATATTGCATGGCATACAGTCCCCAATACTAACCATGCCCAGTTATTATCCGATTGCAGGAAGTCAAAGACTGAGAGCAATGCAAGAAATAGTTAAGACACATAAAGATGGCTGGATGTTTAAGACAATGAAAGTAGAAGTATTCCGTTTTCAAAAAGAATGGTGGAATATGTTTTACTTATGGGGAGATAAAGAATTTAGAAATAAAGCCATAGCAATATGGTTTCAAATGGTAGAACTTGCTTGGAAGAGTAAATACTACGAACACAAAGAAGATCCAAGTGGAAAAGCTATGACGGACTTCGAAGAACTTGGAGACCAACTGAAAGGTTGGAAGCATAAAAAACTATGAAAATATTAGAACATTTATTATACGCAATAGTATTATCAATACCTCTTTCTGTATTAGCAATCGGGCTAGCTTTATTGCTGGGCAGATAGAATGACAGTAGAAGAACTATTACAAGAACGAAAAATAGATTATAAGTTGTCTCCAGCAGACTGCGTAGTTGCATGTTTAAATCCTGAGCATGACGACGGCAACCCAAGTATGAGAATTGATAGGATAACAGGAGTTTACAACTGTTTTTCTTGTGGCTTTAAAGGTAATATATTTAACTATTACGATGCGCCATCTAATCCGTTAGATATTCGCAGAGAACAGGCTAGAAGAAAGATAGAAGAAAAAAGAGCATCTTCCGTAGGATTGAAGATGCCAAAGAATTTTATGCCGTATGTAGGTAACTGGAGACAGATCTCACCAGAGACATACAAATTGTTTGATGCCTTCGTGCATCCAGACAAACCATTTACAGGCAGAATTTCTTTTCCAATTAAGGACTTGACAGGAAAAATATCAGCATTCAATTGCAGAACACAGTCCCCCACTGATGTTCCAAAGTATATAATACATCCCCCAAAAGCAGTATTGCCTTTATTTCCTGCTCGAGTCCGCCCCATCAAAGGGCGTGTAATATTAGTAGAGGGTATATTTGATGCTTTGAACCTACATGACAAAGGACTAACAAATAGTCTGTGTTGTTTTGGTACACGAAACATTGATATAGAAAAACTAAAATTATTAAAAATGCAAGGAGTAGAAGGAATCGACATATTATTTGATCCCGATGCGGCAGGACAAGAAGCCGCAGTAGGAATCGTAGAGATGTGTGAGATTGCAGGACTACTCTCAAAAAACATAAAGCTACCGATACAATTAGAAGATGCGGGAGCACTAACAAAAGAAAAAGTAAAAGATTTAAAGGAGACATTATATGGCTAAAATAGCCTTAGTAGAGAGCAAGCCTAGTCGTAATGACTATGTGCGATTATTTAACAATGAAATACAGTTTGACCAGTTCCAATTATGTTCTGATCCAACAATAAAGAAAGTATTAAAACGAGACTGTGATATAGTTATCAATGAAGATGACTACGACTGGATAATACTAGTAGGTTCAGAGTGCCTAAAGTATTTCACCAACCAAAACTCTGTAACAGAGTATAGTGGTCGTTGTATTGATGACAAGTACTTACCAGTAATAAATCCAGCTATGTTAGCCTTCAAACCTGAAGCTAAGAAAACATGGGAAGAATCACAATCTAATATTATTAAGTACACACAAGGAAAACTAAAACAACAAAAGCTTGGTGAAGATAAGTGCTACGGCATTACAGACAGTCCAACTCTTTATACATTTTTAGAGAACGCATTGAATCATGATAATGATTTTATAGCCCTTGACTCAGAGACATCTGGATTATATCCTAGAGATGGTTATATGCTTGGTATTAGTTTATCTTATGAAGAAGAACACGGAGCATATATAGACTGTGAGTGTATAGATGAGAAAGCAGAAGGGCTACTCCAACAACTATTTGACAAAAAGAGAGTAGTATTTCATAATGCTAAATTTGATTTAGCCTTCTTTGAATATCACTTTAGATTTAAGTTTCCAAGATTCGAAGATACTATGCTACTTCATTATATGCTAGACGAGAACCCAGGCACGCATGGTTTGAAACAGCTATCACTTAAGTACACACCTTATGGAGACTATGAAAAAGGAATGTACGAATGGATGGATGACTACTGCCGTAGAAATGGCATACTGAAAGGTAGCTTCACTTGGGACTTAATTCCATTTGATGTTATGAAAGACTATGCTGCTATGGATGCAGTGTGTACCTTCTTGTTATTTCAGAAGTTTGAAAATGCACTAGTAAAGAATGATAGGTTATATGGAGTATATAAAGATATACTATTACCTGCCTGTCGTTTCTTAACAGACATACAAGATATTGGAGTACCTTTCGACAAAGAAAGGCTACAAACATCTTCAGTGTTAATGCAAACACAAATTGATGAAGCAGTTAAGAAGTTATATACTTATCCAGCTATCAAAGAGTTTGAACACAACCAAGGTAAAGACTTCAATCCTAATAGTACATTACAACTTAGAGGATTACTCTTTGACTTCTTAGGCTTAAAACCTACAGGTAAAAAGACTGGAACGGGTGCACATAGTACTGATGCAGAAGTGTTAAAAGAATTAGCAGAGCATCATGAAGTACCACAATTAGTACTAGACATAAGACAGAAAGTAAAGATTAAGAGTACATATCTTGACAAGATTTACCCACAGCTAGACAGAGATAGTAGACTTCGTACAGGTTTCAACCTGCATGGAACAACTTCAGGAAGGCTGTCATCAAGTGGTAAAATGAATATGCAACAGATTCCTAGAGACAACCCGATTGTCAAAGGATGTATTAAAGCCGCACCAGGCAAGAAGATAGTTGCAATGGATTTAACAACAGCAGAAGTATATTGCGCGGCAGTACTTGCTAATGATAAAGCGCTTATGGGTGTTTTTGAAACAGGAGGCAACTTCCATAGTAGTATTGCTAAGATAGTATTTAACTTACCTTGTGAGGCTGATGAAGTCGCAGAGAAGTTTGGTACACAAAGGCAAATGGCTAAAGCTGTTACTTTCGGAATAATGTATGGAGCAGGTCCGAAAAAGATTAGTGAACAAGTAACAAAAGATTCAGGTGAGTACTTCAGTATGAGGCAAGCCTCAGAAGTTATTAAAGATTACTTTGAACAGTTTCATGGTCTTAAGAAATGGTTAGATGATAACAAAAGATTTATCCAAGATAATGGATTCATTTATTCTCACTTTGGTAGAAAGAGAAGATTACCAAATGTATTCTCAGAAGATAAAGGCATTGCATCACATGAAGTAAGATCTGGAATTAACTTTCTAGTACAGTCTATTGCATCTGATGTTAATTTGATTGGAGCTGTGCAAGCTCATAATAAAATACAAGAAGCTGGGTATGCAGACAAGATGAGAATCTTTGCTCTTGTCCATGATTCCGTGTTAGCTGAAGTAGACGAAGATGTAATAGATACATATAAATTTATTCTTAGAGCATGCATACAAGAAGATAGAGGAATATCAATACCTAACTGTCCGATTGGATGTGATTTCGATATTGGAGACGATTACTCTTTCGGTAAATTTGAGAAGAAATACGGATGAAGCTAGAGGATATTCGATTTCCTCTTTATGTAGTACACTCAGAAGAAGTTATTACAAGAGACGGAATATTATGGTGCGAAGGCGCAGTAATAGATGATAGAAATACCTACGGCAG